ACCGGATGGCCGCGCATTGGTGACCCCCCCCTGGTGGTGGTGCCCGCGCCCCCCCTGGTGCTGTTCTCCCACGCGCTCCCTCATTGGTGCTGGTGCTCAGGTTTCTTTTTTGACCACTCTTTAATTTGAATTAAAGAGAGTATAGGTACTCGCGCGCGTATAATCGAAATTTGAATAATTTCCGCGCGTCTCATGAACATGGCCCATTGTACTACATGGTCGACGTGTCTGATTCTGGACCATGTTGCTGAGTCTGTTTAACCATTTTGAACAACTATATCTATATAATTGAGGAGTTTGATATAATATATTCGATCTGACTCAGCTTTCTACCACGTTTATAGTTTTATCTATATTTTTGATTTAACATTTTTTATTGTCTAACCATGTATTATTTTAGAGGTAAACGTGGTGGTTATTTCCCTAATCGAAGATTTATCTCACGTAATAATATGTTTAATCGTTCAACCGCTGGGAAGCGATATGATGGGAAACGTCGAGGAGGTCGATCTGTCAGGCCCAGTGAGGAACCCAAGATGTCAGCCCAAACCATACATGAAAATCAGTACGGCACTGATTTTGTCATGGCCCATAATTCAGCTATCTCGACGTTCATCAGTTATCCAGACTTGGGCAAGATAGAACCGGGACGAAGCAGGTCATATATCAAGTTGAAACGACTCCGTTTCAAAGGGACTGTGAAGATTGAACGTGTTCAATCGGATTTGAACATGGACGGGACTGTCTCCAAAATAGAAGGAGTATTATCGCTTGTTGTTGTTGTGGATCGGAAACCCCACTTGGGTCCAAGTGGTTGTCTGCATACATTCGACGAGCTGTTTGGATCAATCATTCACAGTCATGGCAATCTTAGCATTGTCCCTTCTCTGAAAGACCGTTATTATATTCGCCACGTGTTCAAACGTGTTTTGTCATTGGAGAATGATACACATATGGTCGACATCGAAGGATCTACATGGTTATCTAACAGGCGTTTTACGTGTTGGTCCTCTTTCAAAGACGTGGATCGTGATTCATGCAAGGGTGTTTATGATAATATAAGCAAGAACGCCTTGTTAATCTATTATTGCTGGATGTCCGATACGCCCTCTAAGGCATCCAATTATGTATCTTTTGATCTTGATTATGTTGGTTAACTTAATAAATTGTGTTTATCCAAAAATGACTAATTTAATACGATAAATCAAAAGATATCGTTCATTTCAATGATTTGGCTTGAGAAGCCTGACAGTTATGATTAATACATTCTTGGACCGTAGTCCTGACTAACTCGTTCAACTGTCCCATTGATATCGTGATATTGGACCCCGCTCTCTGGTCTCCCACAATAGAAGCAGACTCTCCTGGATCCATAACGCTGGTCCCCAGCCTGTTCAGGTGTCTGTATGGGTGGATCTCGTTCTCCACCGCTGAGTCCGCATCTGATTGGCCCATACCTATGGTACTCCTGGAAGCCCATGACTCGCCAGGCCTTATTTCAATTGGGCCTCGTAATCCAACCCTTGACATGGACGCGCATCTGATGGGCTTCCTTTCCCATTTCCCATAATCCACATGGGAAAAGTCCACATCCTTGTCTGTGAACTGTTTGGATAGTATCTTCACTGTTGGTGCCCGGAAGGGGATGTCGACGGAGTGTTTGGCTGTGGACAATTTCAGTTTCCCTTTGAACTTGGCGAAGTGGGTCCGTTGATGAACATTCGTATCGCACACTCTGTAGTACAACTTCCATGGAATTGGGTCCTTCAACGAGAAGAACGAAGCCGAGAAATAATGGAGATCTATGTTGCACCTGATCGGAAAAGTCCATGACGCCTGTAATGACTCGTTGTCCGTCATCCTTTTGTCGTGGATCTCCACAATTACTGATCCTGTGGCGTTGATTGGTACCTGTTGCCTGTATTCTATGACGCAGTGGTCGATCTTCATGCAGCTACGACTGAGTCGAGCTGTTAATTGAGAAGCCGTTGAAGGGAATTGCAGTATTATCTCAGTTAGGTCATGAGAAAGCTGATATTCATCACGGTGAGATTCTATGTAATTGAAGGCATGTGGAGGATTTACTAACTGAGAATCCATATGAAGAAGAAAGGCCGCGCAGCGGAACCGATTGCTGAAGTTGAATCGGGAAGAAGATGAACAACTCTGGAAAGCTCTCCTTTGATCTCGAAGAAGGTAAAGATTTTCTTTTCTTTCTGTGTTTGAGAATGCTTTTTGTGTTAATTTTATTCTGGGAACTATGTGATAATGTATAACTGTTTAATGATTATGATTTTGAGAAAGAAAAGAGAGTTGATGAAGAATTTAAGAAAACCCAGAAAATGGAATAGGTTGTGTGTGAACCCATACTTGCTGGGATTCTGGTATTTAAATTGGTAAAGCGTTCATGAGAAGTTCTTACTTCCGGTGAATGGCATTTTTGTAATAAGAAGTGTGTACCCCGGTTGAGCTCTCTCAAACTTTCTCATTCAATTGGGGTAATGGGTTACAATATATAGTATAACCTTCATTTATGGATTTGCTACACGTGTCGGCCATCCGCTATAATATT